AGCCAAGACTTTTGTATCACTTTAAAAACAGGGGGTACAGAGGATTTAGTTTGAATAGACCTGATAAGGCATATAATAAGTTATCAAAGTCAGAAAGGGAATTAGGGGGTATACCAAACTCATCAGAGGCAGTAAAGCAAGCCCATGCCTCAGCAATAGAGTCGTATATTGAGAAGTATATAGGATTTGATTTAGAAGCATTTCATAGACCTTCTGATGAAATAGGAGATATGCCTTTTACTAGAACACTAGAAGACTGGGCAAGATTTGACATTAATAATAGGACAAAATTCGATGCTACTATAAGCTCAGGATTGGCAATAATGGCTAATCAAAAGCACTTATATACACCTGTAAAAAAACAATCAAAAATAAGTATTAACTTTGCAAGATACAATAACAAAGGGACAACAAGCCAAATAATAACACAATGAAAGAGGTAGAAATAAACATATCAGCACAAAACTTCCCTAGCCAACTAACTTCAGATGCCGAGAAAGCTACTGAAGAGTTTGGACTACAAGTGGGGCAAGCAATACAATACGAGTGGTTTAAAAAGGATGGTTCAGGTTGTAGATTTTACGATCAGTGGAGACAGTTCCATGAACTTCGATTATATGCTCGTGGGGAGCAGTCGGTATCTAAATACAAGAATGAGCTTGCGGTAGATGGAGACCTGTCCTATCTAAATTTAGATTGGACTCCTGTGCCTATCTTGCCTAAGTTTGTTGATATTGTTGTAAATGGAATGTCTAATAGATTGTTTGTTGCTAAGGCTCAAGCACAAGATGCAATGTCTCAAGCTAAGAAGAATAAGTATCAAGATATGATAGAGGGGCAGATGTTATCTAAAGACCTTTTAAGCATCATAAAACAAGAGTCTGGTGTTGATCCTTTTGTTATGCCTCAAGAAAATCTTCCTAAAGATGATCAGGAGTTGGCTTTGTATATGAATTTAAACTATAAGCCAGCTATAGAGATTGCTGAAGAAGAGGCTATTGATACAATATTTGAAGAGAATCATTATTATGATCTTAGAAAAAGAATGGACTATGACCTAACAGTCTTAGGAGTTGGAATAGCCAAACATGAATTTTTACCAGGAGCTGGTGTTGAGATATCTTATGTTGACCCTGCAAATGTAGTATATAGCTACACTGAAGACCCACACTTTAAGGATTGTTTTTATTGGGGTGAAGTAAAGACCGTTCCAATGACAGAGTTGATGAAAATAGACCAATCTCTGACAAAAGAAGATCTTGAAAAGATATCTCAATATAGCCAGTCTTGGTATGACTATTACAATGTGTCACAATTTTATGATAGTGATATGTTTTATAGAGACACCTGTACTCTTTTATATTTTAATTATAAGACAACAAAGAAGTTTGTATATAAGAAAAAAATATTAGAAGGAGGTGGATCAAGAGTTATTGAGAAAGATGATCAGTTCAATCCTCCTGCGGAGATGATGGAAGAAGGTAACTTTGAGAAAATATCTAAGACCATAGATGTTTGGTATGAAGGCATTATGGTAATGGGTACAAATATAATGATTAAATGGGAGCTTGCTGAGAATATGGTAAGACCTAAGTCAGCATCTCAACACGCAATGCCAAATTATATTGCGGTTGCTCCACGAATGTACAAGGGAGTTGTTGAGTCATTAGTAAGAAGGATGATACCCTTTGCTGATTTAATACAGATGACACACTTGAAGCTACAGCAGGTTATATCTAAAGTTGTCCCTGATGGTGTGTTTATTGATGCTGATGGACTGAATGAGGTTGACTTAGGAACAGGAGCAGCATACAACCCAGAGGATGCTTTGAGGCTATATTTCCAGACAGGTTCTGTTATTGGAAGGAGTTACACGCAAGATGGTGAGTTCAACAACGCAAGAGTTCCCATTCAACAACTTACTTCTAATTCAGGAGCTTCAAAAACTCAGATGTTAATAAGTAATTACAATCACTATCTAAAT